AAAAATACAAAGGACATGATTTTATTTTTTGTCCTGAGTTTTTAACAGAGAGAAGTGCCAAATTAGATTTTATAAATGCAAACAGAATAATTATTGGTGGAAATGATGATGAAATAAAAAATGAAGTTGAAAAATTATACAGAGTTAGGTTTTCTCATACTCTTATTTTTAAGACAACATGGGAAGCTGCTGAAGTTCTAAAATATATGTGCAATTGTTTTTTTGCGGTTAAGATTTCTTTTCTAAATGAGATGTATGATATAGCAAAAGATTATCTTAATATAGATTTTAATGAATTAAGAGATATGTTTTTGTCGGACTTTAGAATTGGGAATAGTCATACAGATATTCCCGGACATGATGGGCAAAGAGGATATGGTGGGAAGTGCTTCCCAAAAGATGTAAAATCGTTTATTTCATGGGCAGAAGAAAAAAACATAAATTTAGATATGTGTAAAGCTGCGGATAAAGTTAATGAAAGAGTTAGGCTGTATAAGGACTGGCAGAATATTAAAGGAGCCACATCAAAAAATAATTTTTAGTTTATAGGCTTTATACTTGACAAAGGAAAACAATTGATGTAAGGGAAAAAATCATTGAAGGAGAAATTAATGAACCAATTGGAAATAGACAAATATTTAGAGGAAATGCCAGATGAGGTTTTGTCCTCTATGCAGTTCTCTATGCCTTGGCAGTATGGAACTGAAAGTGGAATAGCAAAGGACGAAGATGGTTTTACACCTTCTGCTCTTGTTGGCAAGGAAGATAGTACTCTTACTCAAAAAGTACTGCAAGCAGAGTGTTTCCGAAAGTTTCAAAAGAATCCCCATGTCAACACATCTGTAAGAGGTCTTGTAGGAAGACTTACAGGTTTAGGCTTTGAGACAACTTCAGAGATGCATGACATACAACAAGTGATCGAAGAGATTGAACTTGACCCTAGAAATCGTCTTTATAATTTTTGGCCTAAGTATGTTGGAAGATTTAATATAGAAGGAGAATTATTTCTTGTATTAACATGTCATATGGATGGTTTTGTTGAAGTTGACTTCCTTGACCCTTCTGCTCTTGCTGCGGGCGGAGATGATGATACAGGAATCATTTTTCACCCAAATAAGACTATTATGCCTCTTTTTTATGTAATAGATAAAGGAAATGGTGTAAAACAGCAAATTCCAAGTATTTTTATTGCAAGATACCCTGAATTAACTAAAATAGCTTCAGAAAATAAAAATTTTGACTATAAAGACACAGTAAAAAGCAAAAGTAGGAAGAAAATCTTTAAAAAATTTGGTGGTTACAATCAATTTATTATATCTTTTGATAAAGGTTTTGTTACTCGTAGAGCAATATCTTATTTAAGAACCACGATTGAGTGGATAAATCATTATGAAAATTTAAAGAAATATGAGATTGACCACAAAAAATCATCAGGAGCTTATCTTTGGGTGTTTTCAATAGAGGATGCAAAAGCATTTAAGACTTGGTTGAAGTTGTCTGTTGATGAAAAGAGAATGACAGGAATTATGTCAAAGAAAACACCTGGTGGTACAATAATCCTTCCTCCCGGAATTAAATTAGAAACAAGAAATCCGAATTTAACATCTATAAAGGAACAGGACACAGATATTTTACAAATGGTAGCAAGTGGATTGAATGAGCCAGATGATGTTCTTACAGGAACAAATAAAGGGACATTTGCATCTGTTAAAGCTTCAAGAGGTCCCATGTCTGATAGAACATCTGATGAAATTGCATTTTTTGATAGGTGGCTTAAATATGACTTTTGGGGTTCAATATTCTTTTTAAGGTCGTCAATTGGTAAGTTCAGTGAATTTATTAAGGTTAAGGAAGCTATTGGTTTTGATAAAAAGAAGGAGCCTATTTTTCAGAATATAAAAAAGAAACCGGAACAATTGATAGATATATCTTATCCTGTATCCGAGACTATTGATTTTGAAGGAAGAGCTAGAGGTCTTCTTGGAGTTAAACATGGTCCCGTAGCAGAACAAGCAGGTATATCAAATTCTGAAATTGCAAAGAGACTTGGATTTGGTGGATATGGAAGACAGCGATTGAGAAAGGCAACAGAGGATGATAAATACCCTGAACTTGTTTATGAAATGGGTGTAGATGCAGAAACACAGCAAGAGAAAACGGAAGGGGAAAAACCAAAGACAAAGTCAAAACCTAAGAATACTAATAAGGAGAAGTAAAATGCCAAAAACAACAAAAGTTCCGAGAGGCGCATTAAGGATTGTCGAAGTAGGAGAAGGGAGCATTGCTTTAACTGAGTTTTTTGGTGAAGAAGGAAAAAAGCAGCCAAAACTAAAAATGACTGCATATAGTGGTGGAGTGATTAAAAATCACTGGTACTGGGATGATCTTATTCTTGATTTGCAGGGAGTTTCCTTTGAAAAGAAATTTCCTATTTTGGAGAATCATTCTACAGACCGGAAAATTGCTTTTTCCAGTAGTCCTATTCTTGAAAATGGAAAACTTGAGATCAACCCGGAAAAGACAAAGTTTGTTGATACAGAGATAAGTGAGGAATTCCAGAGGCTATCTTCTGAGGGTTTTCCTTATCAATGTTCTGTTTATGCAAACCCAACAGTGGTGGAAAGACTGTCTGAGGATGCTACAGCAGAAGCAAATGGAATAACTCTGAAAGGCCCCGGAACTATCTTCCGTAAATGGGAGATGAAAGAAGCATCTGTCTGCGTATTTGGATGGGACAGTAAGACGCAAGCAACAGCTTTTTCTAAGGAAGAAGTTGAGGTAGATATGGATGAGGTTAAAATTGAAGCTAAAATAAAACCAAAACTTATTTTACGAAACAAAGGAGGTGATACTATGACTATCGAAGAATTGTTAAAAAACAACCCAGAATTGGTAAAGGACATTCAACTTGCTGCTGTAAAAGAGGCAGAAATTGAATTTGCGAAGAAAGAGGCTAAGCTCACAAAGGAGAATGAAGACCTTAAAAGTGAGAACGAAAAACTCAATGACAGAACACTTGCTCTTGAGAAAAAAGAAGCCATTCGTGAAGCAAAAGAGTTGAAGAATACTGCCGATGACATCTGGACGAAGAAGCTGTCTGAAAGTGATGTGTCTGAGAACATGCATGAAAAAATTTGTCAGTATGTTTCTTATACAAAATTCACTGAAGATGGTATTCTTGACGTTGAGAAGTTTGGGGAGGCTGTTGATGCTGAGATTAAGGACTGGGTTAAAAGAGGTGCCACCTCTAAAGTTATTGGTTCTGGTTTCACGAAAAAGGAGGTTGACGAAGTTGAGTTAGCCAAAGATCAGAAAAGCGTTGATGATGATGTCAACATGTTGAGAAAGAAAGTGGGTGCAGACCCACTAAAAAAAGATGAATAAACAAATTAAAGTTAATAAATAGGAGGTGATTTTTATGTCTATGGATATTCCACAGATTAATTATGGTGAGCAGACAGATTACAAACGTCTGTACTACTCCGATCCAATGGCAGCATTGAAAGTTCCCGTTACAATTATGGCTGGTTATGGCAAATTGGAACAAGGAACAGCCCTTGCATTAAATGGCTCTGCTGCTGGACAAATAGGGAAAACGTTTCCTTATGACCCTGATGCAGCCCCGACAGGAACATTAAATCGTCCTGCTGCTGCGTTTTTGGTTTCTAATTCTGGAACTACAGATTCCTTTGTTTATGTGACATTGGATGATAGCTACAAGTTTGAAGTTGGTGATGATATTTATATTGAAGATGATACCACCGCTGCTGAGAATGTTGGAGCTATTACGGCAATTGATCGCACCACATATACAAATATGGCAAAGATTACATTTACTACTGCAATAGGTGGTGTAGCTTTTACAACTGCCAGATTTGGATATATTGCTGTTGAAGGATATACTACCTGTGTAGGAATTCTTGAAAAAACAGTAGATACCGGAACAGGTGTTTTGGCAAAAGGTGCTGTAGCTACCATGATATTAGGTAACTGCGTTCTTTATAACGGAATGTTGACTAACTTTGATTCTGCTGCGGTAGCTGATTTATCAGCAGGTTCATTTGGACAATATAAATATCTTAAATAAAAGGAGGTGATTTCTATGCCTAGAGGCTCTAGTGATATATCAATTCTGAGGTTGGAGGTTTTACAGAAGTTTATGGAAACTTTCATGTCTCCTCCGAATTTGATATTAATGAACATTTTCGGCTCTTCAGCTTCTCCCTCAAGTACAGTTAAATGGGAGAGCCAGAGAGGAGGCAGAGGGATGACACCCTTTGTTCCGCCCGGGGCACCTGCTCCGACAACGGCTCCACACGGCATTGCAGAGCATAATGCCGAAGCCGCTTATTGGAAAGAGAAGATGCATTTTGATGAGGAGTTTTTGAACAACATGAGACAGCCCGGAAACGAGGCTGTACATCAAAGTGCCGCTGCAACATTGGCAAGGGAACTCGCCTTGCTTTCCAACCGATCTAACCGTCGAAAAGAATGGATGTTCGCCCAGATGCTTTTCAGTGGAAGTTTTGACTATTCTGTTAAGGGTGGTTATAAAGCAACTGTTGACTATGCATTACCTACAGACCATGTTGTTACTCTATCGAGTGCATACAGTTGGGATGGCGGGGGGAGTGCAAACATTCTTGGTGATATCCAAGACGGTAAGAGAAAAATCTCGGATGACTGCGGAGGTCTTGTCGACCTTGCAATATGTAATTCATCCGTTCTGAAACTTCTTGCAAATGATGCCACAATGAGAGCAATCCTTCAGAAGAATGCTTTTGGCGATGGCGGACTTTACAAAGGAAATCTTCACAACATTATTGGGGTTAACCCAAAAGTTCTTGGTGCCCTGTTAGACATCCCAAATTTTGTCATTTATGATGAAATGTATGAGATCAGGGGATGGATAACATCTGCCGTTTCCATTGGACAATCTCACATAGAGGTTGACGATGTTTCCGATTTTGCAGTTGGCG